TTCCGATAATTTCATAATGTTGATTCCTTCCTTTAATTCAAATATCGAGAGGCTAAGAACACTATTCGCCCCTCCCTCTCGATATTTTTTAATTATTAATTATTATTATTTAATTAGTCGCCCTCTTCGGTACAAGTTACCGTTACATCAATATTGCCTGTCGTGGTCGCACTAAGGATATACAGAATTCCGCTTTCGTCGTCCCAAGTATAATCTGTATCGACCGTTTTTGTTACGCCGCCGACTTTAACTGTTACAGTTGCTGGCAATTCATAATCTGCGTCAGGCGCAACTTTAATTACCACGTCAGCTCCAGTTGATACTGAAGTCGGCTTAATTGTCGCCTCACAGCCCGTCAAGTTGTAATTTATTGCATATGTTGTAACCTCGTCTTTAATATAGACTTCAAGTGGCGCAACATCTTGATTGTCAAGGCTATAATGCCCAAGATATTCAAAAGACAGTTGTCCTTTATTGCTCTTTTCAGTTTTAAGTGACAAACCGCTTGTGTTAAGTGCGTTTGACAATTTGACAGCCAAATATCCAGAATCGCCGTAATCTCCGACAAACCAGAGTGTTTGAAAATCTTCCGCTGTCAACTTGCTTTTAAGTGTTACTTTGTTGCTATCAACAGTTGCAGCACCTAAAAGCGCTTTCATATCTGCTGCTGAAGTTGTCAAATATGTTCCAGCAACTTTACACTCCCAGTACTCGAGTTTTTTGAACTCTTTCATATTATTTGGGCAGTTGTCTACGTCTTCGCCCATATCTGAAAAAGTCGGTGTTGCGTCTATCTGAATACCGCCAGTTGTAGCCCCCAAAATACTGCCGATAGTACCAGTCGCTGGGTCAAAGGACGAACATATTATACCTGCGTCCATTTGCAGCTTGGTGAAGGCGTCATCTGGCATTTTTTTATATGCTCCCATAGTTTTACCCCTTTCACTTATTTTGTTGTATAATGCACGTTAAAGTTTAAATACGCTATCTTTAAATCTACTTCATCAGACGGCTGATATTGACACCACGGTTCACCTTTGAAAATGACAAGCGAACCGCTCGGCGTTAATACCCTTGAGCCGTTTTCAACTCTTGCTTCGATAACATCTACTTTTTGGTTTATTGCCTTATAATCTGCGCCGTTGTACCACAGTCTCATTTGAAGCATACCCATAGTGTCCCACTCATAATTTTGCACTGTATATGTGATATACGGCAGCGCTGCGCTCGCTGGTACGCCATATTCTGGGTACGCTGGCCAATCAAAACTGCTGGCGAAATTGTATAACGCAACTGCTGTTTCTGTCATTCAAATTCCTCCGCTGTTACTTGATTAAACTGAAAACTTGATACTGAAGGCGGTTGACTATCTACTGCGTCGGAGGTAACAATAAACTTTTTACTGTCCGAATTGCGTTTAAATACATCATGGAATTTCAAAGTGGTAGTTGTCGGCGTGGTTATTGTATAGCTGGCCTTTACGCCTTGCTTTTCCGCAACACGTTCAAAAGCTGTCATGTCTTTGACAATCGCCGCTTTAAACGCACTGCCGTTGGCCCACGTTGTTGTTACTCCACCTTGCCCGTCTGATACAGTTGTTTTAGTTTGCATAGTACAGTCTGCGAGAAATGTCTCCCAAAGCATACTATATCACTCGCAATCTGCGGTATCTGTTAAGTTTCTGCGCCGTCACGGCTGGCAAGTACCAAAAACCGCTCGACATAGAATTACCGCCAACTGCTCTTGTGTAACTGTACCCGCCAAAGCTTTCGCTCTGGAATTCAATACCTAAAGGGTGAGCTGTCAAATACGTTTCAGCCTCTTGCACCGCCGCAAGGAATGCTGGCGGTACTGACATTACCCAAATCGCACCTTGAAAAGTTTCGTCAACAAGTGTCAATTTGTTGTCAAGTTTGTAAACTCCGTCATTGAATTTACTCCCGACAATTCTGAAATATTGATTTTCAGCGATAAAATCCACGTCAATGCTATTATTCGCAATCGTGTATTCTCCGAGATGTATATCGTGGTCGAAATCTGCTATGAAGTAGTTTTTTAAATCTGCGCAATAATCATCGAGTGTCATTTAAAACACCCCCTACGCCTCCAGCGTTACGCCCGAAACGTCAAATTCGTTTTTCATTGAGTTGCCGTTTACTGTGATTGTATAGTTAGCATATGCGGCAGTAGTTGTACCGCTGTTGTCATACAATCCGAGTGGAAATACATAATAACAAACATCTTCGCCCATTATTACGTTGTCTTTCGTAAGCGTTGCGGCAGCTCCAGCTCCTAAAGCCACTTTTACACTTTCAAAATCAAGTGTAGGTAGCTCGATAAGCACCAACATACAATGAGTGTACGTCGCCGCTCCGAAAATAGCTGTTGACGTGGCACTGGCTATTTTCTTGACTGTGCCAGCTGGTTTGATTTTGTATGTGCAACCTGAACTCGTACCAGCTGTTATTTTATCAATGCTTGTACCTGTGCTGTCAATGTCGTAAGTTGTGGTTACTGTATCATCAGTTACGGGGTATGCATATACTCCACCATGCGACAAAATGTTTTCATTCGGGACTGGATAGTGGTAGCTGATAGCTGACATTGATTCAGCTACTTTTTTGAAGTTATCTTCAAGGTCTTTTCCGCCCACTACGTTTAGTAGTTTTCTTAGTGTCATTCTCGGTTTCCTCCTCCTGCTTTTTTTCTGGTTTTATATCTGCGTCTGGTTTTACGTCTATGTCTGGTTTTATTCCAATACAAGTATTTCCGTCTTTGTCAATCCATATTGTTTCATTCATAATTTGTCACCTCGATTAATTACGACGTTACTTCTGAGGTGTGGAGGTAGATACCTTTGACTTTATTTTCATAGACTTCGTTGAGTCCATATACTCTGTAACCGAACTTCCAAGCGTCTGCGCTTTGGTTGGCTTCAGGTGTAATTACTTTTGCGTCTTGGTGTTTGATTGTCTGAATTATTGCTGGTTTGTGGATTACCATAAAGTTAATGTTATTTGCACCGACTGTTCTTGCATAACCGCCGTTGCCGTCTGCTGCGAGTGTTACACTCTCATAGAATCTTGCTTGCGGTACAACTGTTACGCTTGCGAACATATCAAAGAATACTTTGCTGTCGGTAAGTGATTTATTCATTATATCTTCATAACCAGTTGCGGTTATAAATAAGTGTCTGTCTGCTTCAGGGACTTCGTTCTCGGTAAGTGTTCTCCATGCTTCAGAAACTTTTCCGTACCATTCTGTTGCACTCAAAGTATCATCGGCTGGGTGTGTACCAGCTTCAGCTGCGTATTTTGCAAAACGAACTGCGTCTATTTCAGGTACAACATAACTTCTCAAGAATTCTCCTGAGAGTTGTCCGTATGCTACACCAGCGGTTTCTTCGTTGTCCATTGCCAATGTGTTATCGTAAAAGCTTTTTATCCTTTACTTCTTATAGTTTCCTATAAGTTCGGCATATCTTTTCAACTTCAGCTTTACCTGTTCAGTTGTCGAGGTCTCGTGGATACATTATATCTTTTCAGTATCTATGCTCTGCCCCTGACTATGCTCCGCATAGCCTTCGGTTCTGATTAACATATTGTAAAAATTGTTCTTTTGTAGTATTGTTTTTAAATTTTTTATGAAAATCAATATGACATTCTCTGCACAAACAAGTTCCGTTATCTAAATCTAATCTTTTTTCAGGGTATTTCAAATATCCGTCTAAATGATGAGCTACTAATTTCCCTTCCTGTTTGCCGCATACTTGACAAGTAAAATTATATTTTATAAGGATATTTCTTCTCCAATGCACATCTTTACTTGTCCGCTCTTTTGATTTCCTTTTTTGCCTTTTTTCTTCACTTATCTCTGGATTATATAACGGGTGATTTTTAGAATCTCTTAATCTAAACGCAGTCGCACAACTCGGCGAGCAACAAATGGATTTATCTCTTTTTACTCTGTACGGCCAAACACTAAAAAAATCATTACAGTTTGGGCATTCAATCTCTATTTTTGAATTTCTCGTTGTTTCGAGCTTGCTGTAACATTCTCTTGAGCATACATTGTGGGTATTCCTATTCAATCTGCTTACCGCTCTTGTAATATTCTTACCGCAAATTTCACATTTAATTTCTTTCTTTTTGCTATATAACTCCGCTTGGCATTTTCTTGAACACACAGGGTGTTCTGCTCTTTCAATAAGTGATTTCCTTCTCTCAAATTCTTTACCACAAATATAACAATTAGCTTTCATAGTATAACTTCCTTTGTTTCTTCTATATCCATTATACTACAATTACTAATATTTTACAACTTAGTCTCCCAGCTTAATACCTCGATTTATTGCCCACTTATTTCTAAGCGGCTCGACGCAATTTTTCATCGACGCTGAACATTCTACCACGCTCATAATTCATATCCATTGTTTCTTGTGTGAGTGTTACCTCTCCGCCGACATATCCGCTAGTTCTGCTGTAATCAGCAAGCCCTTGCATTGTCATTTTGTTTACTACTACGCTGTGGTTTCCTTGAGTATATCTAATCAATTCGTCTGCTGTATCAAGTTTTGCTGTTAGTGATAAAGCTTTATATGCTTCGTCAAGTATCGGGGTATATGCTTTAAAAAGTGCTATTGATTGTGCCATTCTACTCTCTCCTTATTTTTCGGGAGGTAGTCCTAAAGCCTCCCTAAATTTTTTAATTTGGTCGCTATGCTCGATAGCGTTTTCATTGCCTTGGGGTGGCGTTGCTGTGTCAGTACCCTTTACTTCCGTTACTTCGATAAAATCTTCCCAGTCTTTCATTATTGACTTGTTTAAATCTGCGCTGTCTTTCAGCTTGTCCTCTCCGTCAAGCTCTAACTTGTCCAAGTTAACGGTACGCATTATCAAATCAATTTTATTTGACTTGACGTGATTTTCCGCAAGTAACTTTCTGTAAAGCTTGTCTTTGGTACTGTTGACTTTCTCGGTTTCAATATTCTTTTTGAAATCTTCAAAAGCCTTTTTCTCCAACTCGTACTTGTTTTTGTACTCGCTGGAACTTAAATTTTCGGATTTCAACTTTTCCAGCTCTTTTGTCAAGGCTGGTACTCTGTCAGCGGAATTTCTCAATTCCTCAATTCTACCTTTCATGCCGTCGACAACACTCCAGTGAATTTTAAGTATTTCCTGAGCGGCCTCCTCATTAATACCTAATTCTGACAACTTTTCTCTGTTTAAACCCATGTGTATAATCTCCTTTTCTTCGTCCACAGTTCTTCGTGGTTAGATTATAATGGTAGTATACCACAAATTAATTTTTTTATTTTTCAAGCGTTTTGTAAACTATCTTTTAAAATATTTCTGTATTCGTCAGTATGTTCTGTTGCGGCTGGTTTTAAAAACGGGTACGGGTCCATGTTTCGAGTACCCAGTTCAAGAAACGGCGCATAGCTGACATTCGTTCCGATATATACCGCTATTTCACTGCCTACATTACTGCCAAGAGTATGAGAGATACTGTTTCTTAATCTGCCCGTGATTACGTTTGGCCTTGACGGGCCACGTTTATGCGGTTTTGATTTCGATAATTCTTGTTTTGCGTAATTTTCCGCTACTGCTCCGCACGCTTCAAGCCCTCGATGCGTGGCGTGTTTTAACGCTTCAAGTACAATAGGGCTATTATCTTGAAACTCTACTGTTATTCCGTGTGTACTGTATGTTGCCATATTTGTTGCCCCCTTTTATTTTTATCGGTTTACCATTTTTGTCTAACGGGTATTCCTCCCCCTGTTTCATATATTCCTTCAGTTCTTTTTTTGTTAGCAATTTTAATACCCCCTTTTTATTGCTTCGTCCAAAAATTTTTTATATTTCAGAGCTAACGGGCGTGGATTTTCCATAAACATTTCGCAAAAACATTCCGCTTCAAACTCGCCCCGACTAACTGTAGCATAATCACTTAGCCCTCTGCGTATCATTTCTTTATCTAATGTTTTATACCATTCCCAGTATGCTTTTGAGTTTAAGTCATCGTGAATTATTCCATTTGTAATGTGGTCGCTCATCACATGCCCCCACTCATGCGTGGTAACAGTTTCAGCGCAAGCACCACATACAGAATCGAGTATTTCTTTTGATTTTATAGCTTTGAGTCTTTTCTCTGACAGTGATTCATACGATTCATACATAAGATTAGTTCTAAAACCAATAACTGTCCTATGTTGGGGCTCGCCGAACACTTGTGCAATAGAACCTCCATTTAAACGCTTGTCATATTTGCCTTGTATTAGAATGTCTTGCAACTCGTCATAATCGCAAACATAAAGTTGGTCTGGTGTTACATAATTTTTTCGTGTAATTGATTGTTGCATTGGATACTTAGCTTGCAATTCGGCAAGTTTATTTGCTATTTTTTCTTTTTCACCACCTAACCCTATTTTTGAGGTCGAGTCGCTAACACTAAAACGTACAAGCGAATCCCCGAAAACATCTTGTATATTTAACTTTTGGGTATTCGCCGTATCATCAACTACTTTTATAGTGCCTTTCGGGAGCGTTGGCTCAAACCCTTCCACAACAAACGTCAATGTACAACGGCAATTATACACATTCGCCGCACTTGCATTCGGGTCACCAGGGTACATAATCTCTTCTGCTTCTTCGCCGTTCGGAACATTAATAAACGGCTCATCAATCTCAGCGGTTTCTCCACTTAACGCTTGATGCCATTCTCTCGTCGGGTGCTTTTTTGTTGATATTGTGGCCAACCATTGTTTTTTTATAATCGTGCCGTCCTCTTTCATGGCTCTCATTCCGTCAAGGCGTCCGAGGTTCTCAAAACTTGTTGTCATAGTCCGAGCGGCTCTTATCGCTGATACTTCATTCATTTTTTCAACTTTAATTAACCGCTCACTCATTGTGCTTATATCTTCGCCACTCTGAATAGCACTCAACATTTCGGCGTTTATCTTTTTAGCGTTCCACCTTTTATCTTTTGACTTGTCTAAATCTTTATACGGCAACTGTAACGCTTTTGAAGTATCTATTCGCTTCATTGTGTTTTTATCAATTATTTTGTGTATTCTTACTTCGTCGCCAACACTAGAGGCATACTCAATCTTCAAGCAATTCATCTCCTATCGCTTGTATTGTCGTATTGTAATTGTCAAGATATATCTGCCCTAAATATTTGTTTGTAATACTGTGTAAAGCATTGTCATTAATGTCCGATATTGTTTCTGTCAACTTGTTAAGCGTTTTCTGCCAATCACTTGACAATATTGTCTGGCTTATCATGTACTGGCTATACTCTTCCTTAGTGATTTCGCCGTTTTTATACTGTGTCAACTTTTGTCCGAACTCTTTTTTGTGGCGTTTATAAAATAGATTAAATAATCTTATGACAAGCTTTTTATGCTTGTCATAATAATCACTTAGCTTTTTTTCTTTTTGCAGTAATAGTCTGTCTGTTCTTTTGTGTGCGTTCGTCATCTCCCGTTCCGCTTTCTTGTTCATTCTCTTTTTCCTCCTCTGACTGCTCCTCGGTTTCTTCGCCCTCATTTTCTTCATCTTCGGTTTCTTCGGCTGCTACATTCTCTTCATCTTCGTCAGGGTTAAAGCCTTTACCTTGGCTTATCTGTTGTGCTATCTCGTACCGCTCGGCTTCCTCTTCCTCTTTGGCCTTTAAAATATCGTTGATTTCGTCAGGGCTCAAGAACGGCAAGTGTTTAAGCACCGTTTCGGTATCAAGATAATTAGCGGACTGTAATACCATTGTGGTTTCGTCTTGGTAGTTTGCTATCTTATCTCGTTTAAATTGTGGCGTTGCATCTATTCCTTGCAGTTTCAAAATGTTTTGCACGAACTCGATACATTGATATTCAAGCCCCGTTGCTTTCATATCAAGCGGCGCATACGCTGACTTAATTTGCGTGGCCGTCGTACCTCCAGCTGTTATGTTCTCGACTTTAAGCGCACCGAAATCTTTGTATAAATCTTGCTCCAGTCTGTCAAGGTATGCGATTCTAGACTCGTACGGAATATTAATTTGTTTCTGTTCAATTGTGCCGTTCTCGTCCGCAATAGCTGCTCCCATTGTCTTGATACGTTCAAGCACTTTCGCCACGTCTACGTCGTCCATACCGCCAGCATTCTGAATTAACCAGTACAGTAAATGGCCGTCCAAATCGTTCGCAAATCCACTCTTAATTAAGTCGTAAGCGTCTATGTTGGCCCTCATTCCCGTCAGTTCGCTCTGATGATAATCGTTCGCATATAGCGGTACTATCGGAAAACTCGGGTAATTGCCGCCGTCATACAGTTCTGTTCCGTCTGCCTCGGTTGATTTTACAATGAGTTTGTATGGCCTTTTTTCCGCTAATATTTCAACATTTTGTCTGTCTTTTTTAATGTATTCGGTATATCCGTCCTCTTCATAAAGTGTCATTCTTAGCGGCTTATTCGGTGCTAATTGCCAAAACCTTATACCTACTCTTAAACTTCCGTTTTCCTCGTCATATAACGGTTTGAATTCAGTAAACTTAAATACTCTTAATTTGTCTAAGTCCCAAAAACCAAACGAAACACCGCTTACTTCCGCATATTTTCCAGCCCGTTGAAGTTCTGTGTCAAAAGTAGTTCCGAGCTTTTCTTTAACTCCCTCTTCCGCAAAAGTAACGCCGTTACCGAGTAAATACTGGATTAATTGAGTTGTAAACCTATTGAAAAAGTTGCTACACAGTTTATGGTTTGGACTTATTACGTCGGGTATTTTAGCCCCTTTCATAGTGTACAGATATTTCTGGTAGCTTAATATGGTTACGTTCTGCTGTCTGTCGTACTGTTCCGCAACAATGGCCGTCCTGTATTCTGGCGACGACTTATGCTCTTCGATTGCCTGTAATAAGAATTCGCCAAGCCCACTCCCTTGGTGTTTTAAAAAATCTTGATACGTCAACATTTTAACCGCTCCTTTATTTTTTTATTTGTTGCATATTACCATATTATTTTAACACAAAAAGCGCACATTTTTCGTGCGCTAGATAAGACCGAGAACTGATTCAAATTTCTCCGTGTTTCTGCTATACAGTTTTCTAATAATGCTTGCTAAACTGTCGGGGGCGTCGTCGTGTTCACAGTTCTCATTAAACTCACATATTTGGTTAATATATTCGTGGTCTGTGCCCGATACAAAATACACGTTCT